GTCTTCAATACATTCTTTTTAGCTGGCATATACCATCACTATAGCAGAAAACTTTTTAAAAAAAAGTTTCCCCGCATGGGTGGTAAGGGAGTAGGTTTTTGTCTAAAATTGCTGTATTTCTCTTAAGTTTTAAGAAAAATTCTTAAAACTTTTCTTAAAGAAAGTGAGTGTTTAAGCCATTTTCTTAAAATTATGGTGTTTTCAGAAAACAAAAGTTTTTAAAAACTTTTATTGTATAGGAGAGGGTATAGTAAGAATGAAGAAATTTCTGGTCTTGCACATTTTATAGGATTCTGCTATGGGTTGAATTGAATAAGTTGTTTTTAATTCATAAACAGCTCCCTTTTCCCTGGGGATTTGAGTTTAGTGCTCCGGTCTCCAGGGTTTAATCTTTTCCCTCAATACTGGTGCCTTTAAATGGATCACGTCTAGTGTCTCTATTGTGCTTATTAAATTCTTGCTGTTTTCTTTTAATTATATTTTCTACAAGTCCATTTAACTTAGGGGTTCCCACAAAGGATTTAATGATGTCCTGTTGGAGTTTAGGGAGATGAATAATTTTACCCATGAGCCCCTAATAAATTTTGTTCCACAATAAAGCGCTTAACTAGAGCTGTTGTAGTTTCAAAAACTGCCCATCGTGCTGCTTCTACTTTTTTTCGTAAGGGTATTCTTTTTGTACTATCTTTTTCTTTTCTTAACTCTTGGTAGAGTCGGTAGTACTGCAGCCATTTAAGTTGGCGATTATTAAAAGTTACCAGTCCGGTCCGCACGGCTTTAAAATATTGTTCTTTAACATGTGTTGGGTCCCAGCCACACTGCCAACAGATCCATTCAAAATCCTGATTTTCCTGCACAATCCACTCGTGCGCTTCCATTTTATAAATACTGGATTTGCGATCTGATTGAGTGATTCGTGTGTCTTCAAAAGCATTCAAAAGTACATGCCTCCATAGTCGCTGCTCTGCACAGTCGTGATTGGCTGATATTAATTCAGAAGCGATTTCAATGCCCATAAGTTTTAATAAGATCGGTGAGTAGTGCATGATAGTGAGTTTTAACCTCCGGATGTATGTTAGTAGCATGAGAGGCGACCTTGCATTGTTTTTGAACATCCTCGAGTAACTGATGTATTCTAGCGCCGGACCATTGTTGTTGTCGTGGAAGAGTGATTAAATTTTTCTCTTCTTCCAAAAATAAGTTCATAGAAGTATTATAGCTTAACATCTGTATCCTTCCCACCCTTGATCAGCTTCAACTTTACAATATTATTTTTATGTTTTTTAGCATGAAATTTATAGAGATCCTGGGCATCGGTCATCATTTGAGGATCAAATTCTGGTTGGTAACCAAAGGACACTCCATTGTGAAGTGCAAACATGACATGAACTATTTTATCGTAATTGGATTTTGTTAAAGTGCCCGCAAGAATGACGAGAGCTTTTGTAAACTCAGTGATACCATCCTTCGGTTTGTTTGCCATCGATATAATCCTCTACCCATTTAATGATTTCTATAAAAGTATCTGGATTGATCCGTGGTTCGTGGTTCGTGTGTCCTGAACCATTGCAATAGATACAAGTTCCGGTGGCTCCCGTCCTTCCACGCACGTATCCGTTTCCTTTGCACGGTTCACAAATTTTATATGCTAATTCTTTCTTACTCATTTTTTACTCTCTTGGCAAGTACATTGGATATAACTCGACCATCAGGTAATCTTACCCTATCGGGCCACTTACAATCAATGACATAAGTTTTCTCTGATGTAGCAATTTTTAATTGAATTCCCCAGGGCTTATCCTCTCGCCAAAACTTTTGAAAATCCTTGATTTCTGTATGTAAATTAAGCTTTTTTGACACTTTTCTTTTCAAATTTGTCTAAAGCTGAGGTCAATTTTCGTCCCAATTTTCTTCCATCTTTCTCCAGTACACCCCCCATTTTTCTAATCATTAATCCATTAATTAATTCACAAATTTCATCGTGAGTTAATTTAACTTCGATTAATTTTTTGGGTTTCGCCATGCAATAAATTGATTTTTGATAAGTTTAAGACACGCTTCAAACTTGTCTAGTCCTTTATTTGGTAGTTTAATATGATTGCGCTCTACTCCATTAACAAACAGAGTTAGTGATTTAACAATTGTATTAAAGCGAACGGTAAATTCCTCTATGCCTGGTGGATTAGTTTGTCTTAATTTTTTAAGACGCTCCACATCAGCATTCTGTATTCCATCCCCATCCTCGGGGTGATGATTATTTTGTGCTGCCATTCAGTTTCTTTTTATAAGCTTCTACGGATACATTAGTCTTCTTTGCACAAAACTTAATATAGTCATCCACCAATTTAGAGATCATGCCTGCGGGTGCTCTAAACTTTTCTTTACACATTCCTTTCAGCAGATTGTAATCTTCAATCTTGACTGCAACACTCTTCCATTTCTTAATGTTCATTTTTTCTCCTTATCTATCCAGTCTTTTTTTTCAGCATCAAAAATTACTTCTTTAATAGTTGTTTCCTCATCTTCAATATCTGATTTATCTTCTTGAGTACAAATACAATCATGTTTAGGACTGGTATTTTGATTTTCTGCAATATAAATTGCGCCCTCTTTAGTTTCATTTTGAATTAAGTAAGTGTCATCATGTCGTATGTTATAACTTAATGTCACTTTCCAATCCTTTTTTTCTTTTAGTGGGGACTCTGATTGTAGTTGAAGCACGGTTAGTTTGTCGTTAGCATCCCCCAACGAATTCTTTAGATTCTTATTCTCGGTTTTGAGTTCGTTGTAAGCTAGTTCGTCCATCGTGTTTAGTGTTCTATTTGTTGTCTCTCTGTCTTCTCTCATTTCTTTTGTCATACATACTCCTTTTGAATTAATAAAATAGGCGCTCATCTACCCTGTAACATAGAGAAGGTACCTATTACGCCAAAACTAATAATAATAATTTCCTTGTTATTTATAATAAAATCAATCATTTAGTAAATTATTCCATAAATTAAGTAACCTATTAAAACTAAAAATAATTTTGGGGAAAGCAACATCCCCAACACAAAAATTCCTAGTATAGTATAGTTAAGACCTGGTTCCATTTTCTTCCCTTCTTGTTGCCAGCTCGTCATGCACTAGATCTGTCGCCAGGCTAGTGTGAATAGGCTGTATTTTTTTACCATTCGCTGTTGTCAGCGTTAGTTCTTTTAAGCTGTCCCGGTAGGTATCAAAACTCATTGAATCTTCCAATTGGGTGCCATCAGAATCATGCTCTGGAATCAAACTAAGTTGTTGATCAACTTCTGTTATGATATTCTCAAACAAAGAACTTTTACTTTTTAATTTCATAGTTCCTATATAAATGGGATAGAATATAAAGTCAACATGAAAATAATATTAATTATGTATGTTTGTAGCCAATTGCACGGAAACTGTCTGCCCCCTATTAGGCATGTGGAGACTTTTCCGGATATATATAGCTGTATGGTGCATGGCTATAAAGAAGCCTATACGGTGACTGAAAAGCTAGGCGAAGGCCTGGTTAATAAAGATAAACTATATGTAAGATTTGTTTGTAAAGAAACGCCCGATCCGATAGAAAAGAATCCAAAAATAGATATTTAAATGCAACCATTATATCAGTTTATTCTGTTGGGACATCTATGTTGGGCTGTAGACTATCACGAAGGGCAATTGAATCAGAAATGTGGCCAGATCTATGAGCATGAGAATTCCAGGCATACAAGCCGTGAGAGCTGTGTTGATCGAGCCGAGTACCTTGGCACCCAATTCATGCTAAATCATAAAAATAAGGGGTCCTACGTCACAGAAATGACTATAAATTGCATCCCTACAGCAACTGCGAAAGGTCAAATACCCTTTTATAACTCATTAACAACCTATCGCATAACATGGCAATAACCTTGACATATAACCCCAGCATGTCTTATATTGATATATGAAGCTATATCGTATCCAAGCTTTCGTGTATGGCTCCTATTTAAATGGGAATGTGGAAGCAGTGGATGATAAAGCGGCTCTATTAAGATTTGTAGAGCTCGTTGAACAGGGCAAGATTAAGGTGAATAAAACCATTCCTGAAAATGAAAAAGGTTTTCACGCCGATAATCGGGTCCGCCTAACGTACGAGGAGTTTGCTAATGTTGCAACAGATGGTACAAGAGAAGCTAGACTTAGAGCACAAATGGGCTCAGTTGGCTACGAAGGGTCAACAGGACGAGATGAAAGTGGCCTCATTTCAAATAAAAGACCTGAAGACACAAATTGAAATAAAAGTTGATTACGATAAAAAGCCAAGTATCGCTAGTTAACTAGGGCAGGTTGTATGCCTTCTTGTAACAGGGGTAAAACCTTGTCGGTATACTTGCGCATATCTTTTTCAAACATAAATCCCCAATCAAATATATTAGGATGAAGTTCAATACACTTTTTATTTAGTTCAATTAAAAATTTTTCTTCATCATCGTTTTTAGCTTTGTATGCTAATACGTGACTTCCTTCATTTTTAAAATATTGAAGACGCCTGCTTCCCTCAATTAATAAATTATTATTATTTATAACAATAGGAACCAACATTCCTTCTTTTTTAAATTCTTTTCTTAAATCTTCACCTACCACACCAGGCACATTAGGAACCATAATTATATGATTAACATCAATATGATGTAGTCGATGTTTAAAAAGTTGGTACCAGGGGTGGACCGTGGTCCAAGTGTCTTGAGTTGTGGTTAATAGTTCAGCCACCTGCTACCTCGTGAAATTTATATTGTCTTCGTTTAGATAAGTAGGGTAGCATTCTTCTTAAAATATCAATTGCAGTTTCTTTGTGAGTGACACGCCAGCTATACATTAATTTATGTTTAGGGTCTTTTGGCTGCCTAGAATAGATTGCACCCGTTTTAAAAAAAGTTAAAAATCTCATAATCACATCACTATCTGCCATGTCTACATTCACTCTTAATTGTTTAGTTTTTCCCACACCCTTTGACCATATACCAAAGGAGCCTTCACCATCAAACACTCCTGCTAAATAAGCTAGTTCATCATTTGGCATTGCCCCAGGAGTCTCCTAATTTTTTATCCACCACAAAGGGTACTTTAAATTCGATACATCCTTCCATAATTTTTTTAATTTCATCTGCCATTTTTTTATCTTTAATATTAAAACATAATTCATCATGAATCTGTAAGATAGGAATATGACCAGCATCGGCACAAGCCAGCATTGCCTGTTTAGTCTGATCGGCCGAAGAGCCTTGAATCAAACGGTTGAGTGCTTTGTATGTATAAGCTCTTTTTATATTGTCTCTTCCATACTTGGCCACGGCATTCTCAAATGTTTCAGCATTGTGGAGTCCAAAATCTCTAGGTTCCCATAAATTAAACCTGCATTTTCTACCTTTCTTCGTTCTTATAACACCTTTTTCGCTTGCAGTCTGCATGCACCTATCAGATAATAATTTTACAAAAGGCACTTTTCTATTATATTTTGATATTAATAGCTGCGCTTCTTCTTTTGATAATCCTAGCGAATTAGCTAGTTTATTCTTTCCCATTCCATACATTAAGCCTAATCCTATAGTCTTAGCCTGAGTTCTTTCTATTCCTACCAGATCTGCGACCGTTTGGTGAAAGTCTGCGCTAGCTTCATGATAAGCTTTAACTAGATCCCGGCTTCCTTCATATCCATTTCCAATGGAAGAGGCGTAGTGAACCGTCATCCGTGGTTCTTGCTGTGAATAATCAAAGCTACCCCACTGGTGGTCTTCTTCTGCTATGAACAGAGACCGAATCATCGGGCCAAACTCTTTGTTTCGTGCTGGTACCTGTTGGAGATTAGGATGGGACATTGAGAGTCTTCCTGAGACGGTTCCTCCGTTGTCGGATCTTAATTGATTTATTTCAGCATGGATTCTTCCCTTGACCTGGTACTTCATGATAGAAGATAAGAAGGTATTGTGAAATTTATTTATTTCACGTGTCTTTACAATAAGTTTAGCAATTTTATGTCTACAATTAATCAGCCAGTTTTGAGTGAATGATGGCTCGTGTGTTTTGGCAGTCCGTGGGTAGTCTATCTTCAGTTTATCAAAAGCTGTTGCGATTTGGCGTGCTGCCCAGATATCTACTTCTAACCCTGCTTCTTTTTTTATTTCCTTTAGTAGTTCTTTTTCTTGGAGTCGCATTTTTGATCGTAACGATTCAGCTTGTTCTACCTTCACTCGTACACCTCTTTGACGCATTTTTATTAATACTGGGAGTAAGCTAGATTCCAGTTCCCAAATCGTTCCCAAACTTTGTTGAACAATTTCTTTTTTAAGTTGCTGCCATAACAGGTACGTGAGTCGTGCATCTTGTTCAGCGTAAAATCCGACATACTCTGCAGGGAGTTTCCACATTTCGCCTTTGGGATCTACGCCGTGTTCTTTAGCTGCAATAATTAAATCTGTTTCTGCTTTAATTTCCCCCAGGTAATCTTTGGACAAAGTATTCAAAGAGTAAGACCATCGGTTCTCATCGACAATGGCTGCAGCAATCATCGTATCAATAATCTCTCCATTAATTTTATAGCCTTCTTGTTCTAGCCATCCTATGTCATATTGAGCGTTGTGAAATATTTTAGTGCACGGTAAGGCACATACATCTTTTATATATTTTTTAACTTGAGCAGGAATCATGTTACCTCCTCCAAAATGGTTAAAAGGATAATAGCCTTGCCAACCTTCGGTGGCTACAGCGAATCCAATAATGTTTCCATTACCAGTTGCCCAACCCGCCCCCTGGCCAGAACCAATTCCTTCATCACGAGTTTCTAAATCAATTGCTATTTCTTTTGCATGGGAGAGATCTTTATATTCTGCAGGGCAAGACCAAATGTGTTTTTTAAAATTCATTGAGAGTTGCAAACTCATATAATTTTTACCTCAGCTTTAGTTTCAATCCAAACTCTCGCACCACAACTTAAGGGTTTGTTAGGTTTATAAACTACTGTACTAGGTCCAAGTATATTGACTTCATGGCCATAAGTATTGGATTTACTGGTTTTAACGGTAATAACAGGTTCATTAGTACCATATTTTTTATTTGCTCTGATCTTGTGCATGTTTACATGAATTCTTTTAAGTAAGCTCATGAATAATCTCTTTCTTTAATTATTTCTAAGCAATGAATTGCTTTATCAATACTTTTTTCTTTTCCTTTAAGTTTGTGCCTACAGATGTATTTAATAGCTTCTCCTTCTGCCCATTCTAAATTATTTTCTGAAATGAACTGAGCAGGTTCAATCTTAAAACCTTTATAGTGAGTTCCGTCAACTTGTTTATCCAAAGATTCGTAGGTCACTCCTTTAAACATATCTTTATGACTCATAGAACCACCACCAGCATATAAAGAGATAATAAAACCATAAATCCTAAAGCTACAAAAGTAATTATAAAAAACTGG